CTGCAACGTCGCCGTACTCACCGAGGGGTATGACGATCCACTCGTTGCCTGCGTGGCGATGGCGCGACCGACGAAGTCGCGAGCCCTCTACGCGCAGATGGCGGGCCGCGGTACGCGCATCGCCCCAGGGAAAGAGGATCTGCTGCTGCTGGACTTCGCGGGGAACGCGGGTCGGCACGCCCTTGTAAGTGCGGCCGATATTCTCGGCGGCAAGTACGGGGAAGACGTCGTCGAGAAGGCGAAGCAGAAGATCGCCGAGGAGCCGGGCAAGGACATCAGGCAGGCGCTCACCGAGGCCGAGCAGGAAGCGCGCATCGAGGCCGAGCGCAAGGCGAAGGAAGAAGAGGCCCGGCGAAGGGCTCAGGCGAAGGCTCGGGTCCGCTACCAGAAGCATGACATCGACCCGTTTGCGGTACTCGGTGTCGAGGACCCGGCGGTCGAGTTCGGCGGGCGCTTCGGTGACAAGCCCGCGTCGCAGAAGCAGCTCGACCGGCTCGCGCAGTGGAAGATCGACGTCCCCCCGGGCGTCACCTCGCGCCAGGCGGAACGGCTCATCAAGCACGAGTACAGCCGCCGCGTGAACGGCTGGTGCACCTACGGGCAGGCGAAGTACCTGCAGCGCCAGGGCTACGACACCAAGGGCATCACGCGCGTCCAGGCGTCGCAACTCATGGACGCCATCAAGCTGAACGGCTGGAAGCCCCTCGCGCCAGCGGTGCGTGAGGCGATCTTGGGGGTGCGGTCGTGATGCTCTCGATGCTCCCTCCGGGGGTGCGGGCGTGCGTGCACCTCGCGGCCAAGCAGCAGGGACACCGGCCGATGGACCTCCTCGCGCCGACGCGGCTGCGTGCCGACGTGGCCGATGCGCGCATGGTCGCGATGGCGCTCGCTCGCCGGGTGCTGAACCTGCCGTATCAGGTCATCGGGTTCCAGTTCGGGCGGGACCACACGACGGTGCTGCACGCGTGTCGGTCCGTCGAGGAGCGCGGAGACCTAGGCGCGCGGGTGGTCGCTCTCGAAGATCACATCAAGAACGAGTGCGCCCGGGACGAGGAGTTCCGCCGCCTGTTCGATGAGGCGCGCCGAGACGCGGGGCGCGCGCAGGCGAAGGAACGACGCAACGGCGAGGAGATCGGCGGCGACGGCGTGGGACATGCCCGCGTTGTCGGTCGGCGGCGCGCGGAGGTTGCGCGATGAACCGCGCCGGCCGGACCGCCCGGGACTACGCCGAAAACCTCGTCTGCTGCTGCCCGTCGTGCATCGCCGTGCAGCCGTGGCGGGCTGACCTGCGTGCTCGCCGGGTGAAGGCAGCGAGAAACGCCGTCGACAACGCCGACGGACGCGAGCGAGCCGAACGGTCACGCGTGCGAGCGAAGGCGCGCACGACGAGCACGCGCAAGTGCCGCTTCTGCGACCAGGCGGGCCACAGCGCGCGCACCTGCGGGACCCAGCGCGGATGAAGCACCCCGACGCCGCAGACGTGAAGCGCACCGCGAACCTGCTGGCCTTGGTGCCGCAGGAGCCGAAGCCGCGCAAGACGGGCCGCGCGTCGTGGATCTGCGCCTGCCCCTTTCACGAGGACTCGACGCCGAGCATGTCGGTGCGGCTCGTCGAGGTGGGGTGGGTGTTCCGCTGTTTCGGCTGCGGCGAGAAAGGGACGGTCATCGACTTCGTGATGCGCACCGAGCGGTGCAGCTTTCAGGAGGCGATCGCGAAGCTCGCCGGGAACACCGCGAATGCCGTCGTTTCCCTGCACATCCCCGCGATCGCGAAGAAGGCGTACGTCATACCCTGCGAGATGCCCGGCTGCGGCGACCGCATGGAGGTGGACGTCGCCGACCTGCCCTACCTCGGCGAGAACCTGCACGCCGACTGGCTGTGCGTCTCGGAGCGGTGGTTCTGCGGGAGGTGCACCCCGTACCTGACCCGAGGCTGCACCAAGCTTCCCCGGCGGTGGTCGGACGTGCGCGGGTACCTCGCGCGGGCGTGTGAGGCGTGGGCAGAGCGCAAGCGTGACGAGGTGAGGGCGGCGTGAGCAAGCCCCGGAAGATCGGCAAGAACCTCGATATGATCCGCGCGTACACGCGCAAGCGGACCGACGCCTATTACGCCGTCATCTCCGGCGAGGCCGCGCTGAAGAAGACCGGGGGCGAGTGGCCGACGACAGCCGCCGAACTCGCGCGACGAGCCACGAAAGCCGGCCGGCTCGACCGCATCCGCGGCATCGCAGAGGCGCAGAAGCGCCGGAAGGCGATGGGGTGGTGACAGTCGGGTCCTTGTTCAGCGGCATCGGCGGCCTGGAGCTCGGCCTCGAGATGGTCGGCCTCGGCCCGGTCGTGTGGCAAGCGGAGCGCGACCCGTACGCGTCGGCCGTGCTCGCGCGTCACTGGCCGACGGTGCGCCGGTACGACGACGTGAGGGACATCGACGAGAGGGCAGAGCGACCGGAGGTGATCTGTGGCGGGTTCCCGTGCCAGGACATCAGCAACGCCGGCAAGCGAGCCGGAATCGAGGGCGAGCGATCGGGCCTGTGGAGCGAGTACGCCCGCATCGTTCGCGTTCTACGACCGCGGTTCGTGTTCGTGGAAAACGTCGCAGCTCTGCTTGCTCGCGGGATCGACCGCGTACTCGGAGACCTGGCCGAAGCGGGGTATGACGCGCAGTGGGATTGCTTTCGAGCGTCCGACGTCGGAGCGCCCCACCGTCGAGAGCGGGTGTTCATTCTGGCCTACGCCGGATGCGAGCGTGAGCGTCGGATACAACCAGTCTCCGTCGCCGGGCGCGGCGGTGCGTCCGTCGCTCGGACTAATGGCGAAGACGTGGCCTACGCCAACGAGCGCAGCGCAGCGGAGATCCCGGTCGTCGCTCCTGGCGAAGCACTGGGCGGCGCCGGGCCTAGAGCAGATAGCCGAACTCGCGATCGGCATACTTCCGCGCGAGTACACGAACGAGAGCGAGATCCAAGGGGCGGCGAGGGCGATCGGCGCGAGGACGTGGCCCACGCCGACGGCGGGCGACGCGAAGACGACGAGCGCCGCGTTCTACTCGACGGAGAGCGGGAGACACAGCGGCACGACCTTATGCGACGCGGCTGGGGTTTCCCACCCGGCCCGGACGCCATCGACGGATGGGATGGTCCTCAACCCGCGGTTCGTCGAGGCTCTGATGGGCTTTCCCGACGGGTGGACCGTCTGCGATGCCTCGGCAACGCCGTCGTACCGCAGGTCGCGGCGCTCGCCTGGCGCACGCTGATCGCGAGGGCGGCGTCGTGAACGAGCGTCTTGATTTTTACGAGGCCGGAGCAGACCCGGCGAGGACAGAACATCCGAACGCACTGGAATCCCGAGGGCAGCGGAGGAGCGGGGAACAGCCCGCCTACCCATCCCGTGGCGAAACGGGACCGCGAAGCGAGGGCGCGGTCAAGCCATGCCGGCTAGGGACGTTCGGAAGTGCATACGACAGCGGCGTTGCGCCGGCCCGGTCAGACGGGCGCCAGCAAGGCTGACGGAATGGGAGTCCCCCAGGAGCCCTCTCGCCGGGAAGCCGACAAGAGGGAAGCCCTCGCTCTAGGCATCGACAGAGACACATCCACGGACATGTCACACAAGGAAGGTGAAGCGATGAGCGACGAGATGCAGAAGGCGTACGACGAGGGGATGGCCGAGCGAGGGGCGACGCGCGATCGCTACTCGCTGTCGTTCGGGCGAGGCGGCGTGCGCAACGACCGCGGCGGCTACGTCGGCGGGCTGAACATCCCGCCCGTCAGCGACGAGATGCACGACGCGATGAAGGCCGAGATGGACGAGGCCACGGACCGGCTGCGCAAGAAGACCGCGCACGACATCGCCGCGCTCGAAGCGCTCGCGGACTTCGAGCGGGCGCTGCGCGACCGCATCGAGGCGTGCGACCGCTACGAGGAGACGCGCAAGGCGCTGCTCAAGGCGATGGGGGTGGGGCGGTGAGCTTCTGGGCCGTGTTCAAGGCTGCCATCGCGGCGTACCTCGGGTACGTCGCGGCCGGGGTGGCGCTCATGATGCTCATCTTAGTCGGCGCTGTGGTCGCCGCAGTCGTCTCGTCTTTCAGGGAGAGGCGCCGATGACCCGCGTCGGCGACCTCCTCATCGGTCTCGCCGTCGTAGCTCTCCTCGTGCTCCTCATGGGCGAGACGCCTGGCGGGGCGCCTGCTGTGTGGCCGGGGGCGTGGTGATGAGATCGTACGCGGACGAGTTGATGGCGGGCCTCGTGGCCGCGTGGGAGTGGGAGCCGGCCGGTATCACATGGAACCGGCGCTGGGCGCAGGGCCAAGGCAAGCAGGCGAGTCGCAACCACGCCGAGCGCCAGCGCCGCAACCGCGGAGCCGGCAGAAGAGCAAAACGCCGGTGAGCGGACTCCCTCCCGACCTCGAAGCGCTCAAGCGCCGGCTCCTGCGGGAGTCGGGCTTCGAGGACATCGAGAGCCGCGACGGCATCATCAAGCGCCCCCGCCCCGACACGTTCAACGCCGGGGAGTACCTGCAGATGGCGACCGCTCGACTCGTCGACTACCAGTGCGACCGTTTCACCCGCGAGATCCTCGAGCTCCACGTCACCGGCATGAAGTCCCGGGCCATCGCCCGCAAGCTCGCCACCTACCGCAAGCTGGTCGACTGCAAGGTCAACCGCTTCAAGCGGTGGCTGTCGGGCGCCGAGAGGGGACCCGGCCGGCCGCCGGTGCCGGGTGGACGGGGCGACGGGTGCGTGACGGTGTTCGTGCGGTTCGGTGACGACGAGGCCGAAGCCCTGTTCTCGCTGACGGACTCGCTCGGCATCTCGCGCGTGGACGCGGTCCGGCTCGCCGTGCGCGCGCAAGCGAAATCAATTTCCGATATCGGAAAAGGGAAGCGGTGAACCGAGCGGCCCGTCACCTCCTGCTTCGCACGCTGGAACGGCAGGCCGAGGTGCGCGCGCTCGTCCTGGCCGCCTTCGATATAGTGCCGAAGGGACGAGTGCGCAAGGTCGCCGTGGCCGAAGTGGTCGCCTCGCATCGCCGCTGCGTGGTGAGCCCCCGTCTCATCGCCGAGGTAACCCGTGCGGTGCTGGGCATCCCGGGAGTCATCGCCCTTCGCCCCCACAACCGCAGCATGTTCCTCGGGCTCCAGCGACGCGACGGCGGGGCCAAACCGCCCCTGGTTAGGTAGCACATGCCCCGCTCGCCCCAGGAAGTAGCCGACACGCTCGCAGAGGCTGCCCACATCGAGGCGAAGCGCCTGCTCAAGGCGGCCAAGGACGAGACGATGACGACGGGCGACCGCATCGGCCTGCAGTCCCTCTGGCGCGTGGCCGCCGAGGCAGCGAACGCCGAGTGGTCGCAGCTCCAGAAGCTCGACCCGCAGAAGTTCAGCGACGAGATGCTCAAGCGCGCGCTCGAGGAAGAGGCCCCTGCCCCCAAGAAGACCCGGCGCGCCGATGGGTGAAGAGGTTAGGGAGCCAGTACCTTACGAGCTTCGGCCGATGGTCGCGGCCGATCTCCCGTTCGTGATGCGGTCGTGGCACGTTTCCTACCGCGACTCGCAGTACGCCAAGGCGCCGTCGAAGGACGCCTACTACGACGCGCAGCGGGCGGTCATCGAGCAGGCGCTCAAGGCCGGCGACACGCTGGTCGCCCACTGGCCGGGCGAGCCGGACCACCTGCTCGGCTTCGTGTGCGGCAGGGGGCCGGTCGTTCACTACGTGTACGTCAAGCAGCCGTACAGACGGCGCAGGCTCGGCCGCTCCCTCTTCGAGCACGCGGTCCGCGACACGCGCGAGGTCTACGCGACGCACCTCCTGCGGGTCCCGGCGTCTTGGCTCATCGGCCGGCGCATCAACTTCAACCCGTCGCTCATCTTCGGAGGCTCATGAACATCAAGCGCGTCAAGATTGCGGGGCACTGCTACCTCGGCAGCATCGGCAAGGTGGAGGCGCTTGACGCCCCGCTGTGGAAGATGGAGGAGACGGCGACCGGCGCGATCTGCGCGAGGCACGAGCCGACGGGACAGATGTTCCGCATCCCCGAGCACAAGATGGACTTCGTCGAGTACTGGGGCCTGAACGAGACGCCCGGCAAGTACGTCGAGCCGAGCGAGCCCGCCGACACGCGCCTTGCGAACCTGCCGCCCGCGCCCGGTGCCGAGCCCCCCGAGGTCGTCGACGACGAGCCCGCGCCCCGCCGCAGCAACGGCCGCATCAAGGCGAAGCAGGCGGTCACGGTCGGCGTAGACGACTAGCCCCTCGTGGCGATTCGAGACCTGCTCCTCGACCGCTTCCGCGCCGAGGCTCAGGTCCGGCGTGAGGGGCCGCCGACGTTCGACCTGGAAGCCGCGCTGTCTCCGGCGCAGCGGATACGCGCGCTGTGCCCCGAGCGTTTCCAGGCGTGGCCGGCAGGTCGGCAGAGCGGGAAGACCGACGCAGCCGAGAAGTTGCTTCTGCAGGTCGCCAGCCTGCGCAAGAACCAGCTCGCTCTCTACGTCAACACCTCGAAGGAACGCGCCATCGCGACGGTGTGGGACGAGCTGTGCCTCTTCGTCGACGACCTGCCGGGACTGAAAGAGTCGAAGGCGAAGCCGAACCACGGCAATCACACGATCCGCTTCCCCCGCGGCGGCAAGCTGATGGTGACCGGCGTCGAGAACATGAAGATGGCTAACGTCATCCGCGGCCTCAAAAAGGTCGCGTTCTACTTCGTCGACGAGTGTCAGGACTGGAAGGACGACCTGCTGCGCTACTTCTACGAGAAGGTCATCTTCCCGTCGCTCGTAGCGGTGAGCGGCTCGGTCGTCTTCTCGGGCACCGGCGGCAACCCGCGCGGGTTCTGGTACGAGATTGCGACGCGGTCACCCGAGTTCGTCAGGCACGGCAAGTGGACGCCGTTCGACAACCCGTTTCTGCCCCCGGGCGAGGCGCAGCGGCTCATCGACAAGGCGATGCGGGACCGCGGGTGTGACATCAACGACCCGAGCATCCAGCGCGAGTTCTTCGCCGGGTTCGTCGCGGACCTCAACCGGCAAATTTTCCACTACGACGACGCGCGCAACGGATACGACGCCGCCGACCTGCCGCCCGACGATGGACGTTGGCAGTTCGCGATCGGGATGGACGTTGGGACGGTCGACTACACGGCGGTGCACGTCTGGGGCTGGCACCCGTCGAGCCCCCGGCTGTGGAAGCGGGCGAGCGTCAAGCGCAAAGACCTCGGCTCATCGGGCCAAGCCGCGCTCATCCGCGAAACGGTCGCCGAGTGGCGCACGCGCGGCACCATTATGGGCGTCGTCGGCGACCCGGGCGGCGGCGGCAAGCCGCTCATCGTCGACATGAAGGGCGCCTGGCCGGGCGTCGGGACGGGCAACATGGAGGTCGCCGAGAAGGCCGACAAGCCCGCCGCCTGCATGATGATGCGCGACGACCTGCGGAATGGAACGATCGCCATCGACCGCGCCGACAAGGACTTCATCGCCGACCTCCAGGTCCCCGAGTGGGAGCCCGACGCCGTCCAGAAGGTAATCAGGAACCACTTCCCCGACACCGTCGACGCCGCGCTCTACGCCTATCGCCTCGCACGTCATCACTGGTACAAGGCGCCCGCGCCTGAGCCCGAGGATCACGAACTCGCCGAGCGCCGCCGCCGCATTCAGGGCCGCATCAAGGAGTCGGTCGCCCTGCGCAACCCGCTCGGTCGCCGGGACGCCCGCCGCCTGCTGCGCTGAGGTTTCTCCGCAAGCTGCGGAAAAACCCCCGGGGCCAAACCGCCCCTGCTCGTAGGCGTGCTCGGAGCGGCGGCGCGCATGGTGCGCAGGGAGAGCCTGCGACGGGGTTCCTCCTTCCCCCTGTGAAACACGCGCCGCCGCGCACTGCCTCAGGGGCCATTCTGGCCATGGGTGCATGGAGATCACCCGGGCGCACAAGGATGCCGCTCTCCTCAAGCTGCTCGGCTACGACCCGAGTACTCACGCCGTCCAGCCGGTAGTCCGCGGCGGCAGTTGGCGCGGGGTTCGCGTCGTCCACGTCTCAGGCACGGCGAAGCGCTTCGTGCCGGAAGCGCGCATGAACCAGCTTGGTCCGAAGTGGTCGAGGCTGGCAGTTCAGATCGCCGAGGCATCGACCCGGCTCAAGGCCGACACGGCGAAGCGGGACCGTCGCCGTCGCATCGTCGGGGCTGTCACCGTTGCCGCAGCGACCGCAGCGGCGTGCGTGGGGGCAACGCTGCTGTGACCAACAAGCAGGTCCGTCGGCGGATTCGCATGTTGCGCGAAGAGGGCGCGACGCTCGCCGAGTTCCATCCCGATGGCAACCTGTCCCGGGTCGTCCTCGGGGCCGCGCCTCCCCCGCGACGGGAGGGGGACGACGCCATCACCCCGCTCGAGCGGCTGGCGGGCGACTCGCAGGCCGAAAAGAGCATCGACGATCGCCTCTTCGGCAAGCTGCCGGGCTTCCGGCGGGAGTCGTAACCGATGCTTGAGCGCGCCCAGACGCTGACGGACCGCATCGACTGGAACCGGCTGGAGGACAGGACGACGTCCGACCGGCAGCTCATCGCGCAGTACATGGTCTCGGAGGCGCAGGGCATCCACCGAGGCCAGGACACGCGCCGGTCGATGAACCTACGCCACGCGCGCCTCTACTTCAACCGCGACCTGTCCAGCATCTACGAGGCCGGGACCGCTACCAGCATCTACGACGGCGGTGTCTATCTCACGCTCAACGTCACCCAGTCCTGCGCCGACACGCTGCTCGCCAAGATGAGCCGCGCCCGTCCGCGGGTGCAGTTCCTGACCGAAAAGGGTAACTACTCGCTGCGCCGATCGGCCAAGCAGCTCACCCAGCTGCTCGACGGGGTCTTTCACCAGAACGACGTCTACAACGGGGACGCCCGTGAAGCCTTCCGGGACTCGCTGCTCTTCGGCTCGGGCGTGGTGCACACGTACGTCACCGACGAGGGTGAGGCGTGCATCGATCGGGTGCTGCCCGACGAACTGCTCATCGACGAGACGGCGGCGCTCTACGGCTTGAAGTCGCTGCGGGACCTCTACCGCCACCGGTACCAGCACAAGGACGCCGTCGCGGACAAGTGGCTGCCGCTCATCAAGGACAAGGACGAGCGCAAGCACGCCGAGGAGACCATCCGCGGGGCGCTCGGCTCGCGGGGTCCGTCGGAGTACGGCAACTACATGCGCGGCCGGGACTGCATGATCCCGGTGTACCAGGGCTGGCACCTCCCGAACGGCAAGGGCGAGGGCGGCCGGTACGTCGTCGCCGTCGAAGGGGCGCTCCTCTACTCGGCGCCGTGGAAGCGGCAGCGCTTCCCGTTCGACTGGTTCCACTGGAACCGCGCGGGTGTCGGTATCTGGGGGCGCTCGCTCGCCGAGCAGCTGGTCCCCATCCAGCTCAAGCTCAACGACCTGCTGGAGACGATCGACGCCGGCCAGCGCCTCAACTGCGTCCCGCGCATCTACGTGCAAGACGGGCTCGTCAACGAGGAGCTCATCTCGAATCTCATCGCCGGCATCATCCCGGTGAAGGGCAACCCGTCGACCATCGTCCAGGAGGTCACGGGCAAGGGCGCGAGCCCGGAAATGTATCAGGAGGTCGAGACCTGGTACAAGCGCGCCTACGAAATCACCGGTGTCTCGGCGCTGTCGGCAACGGCCGAGAAGCCCGAGGGCATTTCGAGCGCCGTCGCCCTGCGCGAACTGCTCGACCGCGAGGACATGCGGTTTTCCCCGGTGGGCCAGCAGTACGAGCGGTTCTTCGTCGACATCGGCGCCTCGGTCATCGACGCGATCGACGAGTTCCAGCAGGACGACAAGAAACGGAAGTTCGTCGTGCAGGTCCCGGGCGACAAGTTCGTCGAGAAGATCGACTGGGCGAGCGTCAACCTCAAGAAGACGCAGTACGTGATGAAGCCGTCGCCCACCTCGACGCTGCCGACCACCCCGGCGGGCAAGCGCGAGTACGCGATCGAGCTCTACCAGGCGGGCGGCATCACCCGGGCGCAGTTCCTCGAGATGCTCGAGCTACCCGACACGACCGCCAGCGTGTCGCTCCTGACGGCGGCGCTCGAGTGCGTGGAGCGCGACATCGAGAACATCCTCGACCACGGCGTCTACCGCTCGCCGGAGCCCCTCGGCGACCCGCAGCTGACGTACGACTTCGCACTCATGGCGTACCTGCGCGCGCGCAACGAGGACGTGCAGGAAGACCGCCTCGATGCCATGCGCCGCTACATCGACGAAGCCCGCGAAAACCTCGGCCAGAAGCAGGAGCAGCCTGCGCAAGCCGCGGCACAGCCGCCCCAGGCTCCGGTGATGCCAGGTGCGCCCGCTCCGATGCTGCCGCCGCAGCCGCCCGGCCCGCCCGGCGGGATGCCGGCTGACCCGATGGCGATGGACCCGAGCGCCGCGCCTCCGGTGCTGGCTGCTCCTGCCGTCGAGCCGCCGATTCCCGTCGCCGCGTAGGGGCCAATTTGTCCATGGGGTGAATGGACACCCCGACGGCAGAGCAGCCAGCCGACACCTCTTCCGCGGACGGCGCCCCGGCGCCGGTTTCAGCCGGAGCAACCGCGGACAAGATCCTCGAAGCCGCGGCGTCGTCCGGGGCAGAGGCGAAGCCGCAGCCTGAAAGGCCCGCCGAGCCGCCCAAGCAGAAGATCGCCCCCGAGGTCGCCGCGATCGCCAAGCGCGAGCGGGCCATCACGACCCGCGAGCGCGAGGTCAGGGAGCAGGCTGCCGCTGCCGAAGCCCTCGCCGCCAAGTACAAGCCGCTCGCCGAAGCCATCGAGAAGCGCGACGTCCGCACCCTCATCAAGCTCACCGGGGCACCGTTGCCCGACGTCATCGAGGCGCTCTCACAGCTCGACGAAGAGCCCGCCCCGGCCGAGCCGACGCCCGCCGAGATAGCTCGCGCCGAGGCGCAGAAGCTGTTCGACGAGCAGAAGGCCGCCGAGAAGGCAGCGGCCGAGAAGGAATTCAACGAGCGATACGAACGCACAGTCACCGCCAAGACCGCGGAGATTCAACGGCTGGCAGCGTCGGATACGGACCGCTGGGAGCGGCTGTCCGTGGACGACACCGTCGAATGGGAGCAGGACGGAAAGCGCGAGCTCGTCCCGTTCCAGACCGCAGCGTGGCGGCTGATCGAGCAGTGGCACGCCGAGACCGGCCAGGTCCTCAAGCTCGAAGAGGCCCTGGACGAGATCGAGGCGCTCCAACTCGCTCGGCACGAGCGTATCGCGAAGGGGAAGAAGCTGGGCGCTTCTGCCTCGAAGGACAAGAAGCCCACCGAAGCAGCCAGCGCGACGAAGGAACCGGCGAGAGCAGCGACGCCGACCATCAGCAACCGAGACGGTGGCCGCACCGTGGTCGATGACTCCGACGAGGACGAGTCGAACCACATCGCGGGCCTGCCGGACTCTGCGCGCATCGAACGCGCCATGCGGAAGGCCGGAATAGCCGCCTAGCCCGCGTGTGCCGCTCGCTGCGCGCGCCGAAAGGACGCGCGCCATGCTTCAGAAGACCAATTTCGACGCATTCTTCAAGGAGTACTGGGTCCCCGAGCACACCGACGTGCTCGACTACGAGGACCACCCGTTCCTGAGCCAGATCCCGAAGGACGAAGAGGCGGGCGGGGAGTACCTCGTCGTCCCGATCGATCTCGACGACGGCCCGGACGGTGGCCCTGACTTCGACGAGTCGCAGGACATCGCCGCGAACAACGCTTCGCTCAAGCGTCAGTTCCAGTTCGATTGGGTCGAGGATTTCGAGATCTGCCGCATCAGCAACAAGGTGCTGCGCCTGTCGCGCAACGCCCCGAAGCTGGCGCTGCAGAAGGCCGCGCGCGAGCGCGACAAGTCTCGTCGCCGCCTCGCTCATCGCCTTCACCGGAACCTCTGGCGCACGGGCTACGGCGAGATCGGGACGATCTCCAGCTCGACGACGCTGACGACGAAGGTCATCAAGCTGACCGACCCGCTGGACGCGAGGAACTTCCGCATCGGCCAGCGCCTCGTCTTCGCCGCCAGCATCACGGGCGCGCTGCGGGACTCGGCCGACTACGTGACGGTCACCAAGGTCGACGCGGACGCCGGTGAGATCACGACCGACGCGCCGACGGACCTCGCGACCAGCATCACGGGTATCGCGACGGGCGACACCATCTTCCTGCGGAAGCACCGCGGGACTGGCGCTTCCCCGACGATCCTGAACATCCAGGGCGTTCCGTCCTGGGTGCCCGACACGACGCCGACCGCGGGTGACGCCTTCGGTCTTACCTCGGTCGACCGCTCGGTCTGGCCGGACCGTCTCGCCGGGTCCCGCTACCCGGCGGCGACGACCGCGTCGGGCGCTCGCTCCGAGGTGTTCCTTCGCGCGATGGCCCACTCGGCCAAGCTCGAGAAGCACTTCACCCACGTCTACGCCAACCCGGACATTTACGGCGACCTGCTCATCGAGCTCGAGGGCCGCTACCAGACCGTGAAGGAGAAGGGCGCGGGCCGCATCGGCTTCACGGCCATCGAGATCCCGGTCGGCTTCGGCTCGGGCGCGGTCCGCATCATGAGCGAGCCGGGCATCAAGGCCAAGCGCGCGTACTGCCTCCGGCTCAAGAGCTGGAAGCTGCACTCGGCGGGTCCGATGATCCAGAACGATCTCCAGCACGGGACGGGGATCGACATGTCGGCGGCGTCGGCTGTCGAGTACCGCGACGTCTTCACCGGCGCGGTCTCGTGCAACGACACCAAGGACAACATGGTCATCAAGTTCACCTGATGACCGCTGGGATCCGGGGGTCGGGTGACCGACCCCCGGGTTCCGCTGTCCACGAAAGGACGCCATCATGAACAGGGTTTTCCGCAGCGACATGTCGACGCTGGTCCCGGGTCTTCGGATCCTCAGCGCGAACTTCACCACGACCACGTCGGGCGCCATCAGCGGCACGACGGCGACCGGGTTCGGGATGACCGTCGTCAAGACGGCGTCGAAGACCGGCCGCTACACTTGCCAACTGGTGAACCAGGACGGCTCGGCCGCCGACGCGCTCGCCTTCATCGGGGCGATCGTCAACGTGGTCGGACCCGACGACGCCGCGCTCACCACCACGAAAGGCCTCGTCGCTGTCGTCCGCGACATCGACATCGGCGCGGGAGCGCAGGACGGGACGGTCGAGATCCAGTTCGTGCAGACGAACGCGGGCAACGCCGACACCGAGGTCCAGGACGGCGCGTCCGTCTACATCACGCTTCTGCTCCGCGACCGCGACGGCGTGACGGGGTAAGCCGATGAAGGGCGGATTGGCAGCGATCATCCTCGAGATGAAGAAGAAGCGCGGGATGGAGGGCAAGCCTTCCAAACCCGCGCCGGCCGAGGCCGCCGAGCCCGAGGAAGGCGAAGTGGTCGAGGACGAGGCCACCGAGGGCGCCGACGAAGAGGCGGCCATGGGCGAGTTCATGGACGCTGTCGACGCGGGCGACAAGGGCGCGGCGCTCGAAGCGTTCAAGGCGCTCGTCTCGGCCTGCCAGCCGAAGGAGTGACGTGCCGGCGACGCTGGCCCAGCTGAAGACCCGATCGTACCGACGGGCCGACAAGGAGAGCGATCCCCATGTCGGCCCGTCGGAGGCGACCGACCTCATCAACGAAGGGTACGCCGAGCTGTGGGACCTGCTCCTGCAGGCGAACGAGCACTACTTCGACGACGAGGCGACCTTCACCATCGCGAGCGGCGCTTCCACCGCGGCGCTGGGGACCATCGTCCCGTCGGCAACGGTGCAGAAGGTCGTCACCGTCCAGCGGCTCGGCAACGGCACGACGACCTACGGTCCCGTGCTGCCGCAGCTCATGGCGGGCGAGCGGGGGCTCGTCGACGAGCTGTCATGGGAGGTCGTCGGCGCCAACATCCGGTTCGAGCCCGTCGAGCAGGCACCCGGGTCCTACAAGATGGCCTACGTCCCGGCGTTGACAGCGCTCGTTGTCGACAACGACCAGATCCACTCGCGCATCATGCCCGGGTGGGAGGAGTTCATCGTCTGCCACGCAGCGGCGATGATGCTCGGCAAGGAAGAGTCCTCGACGAAGGACGTCCTGGCCCGCAAGGACGCGCTGGCCTCGCGCATCGCCACCGCGGCGAACGGCCGCTCGACCTCGACCCCGAAGCGGGTGGCCGACGTTCGCGGCGCGCGCAAGTTCCGCTTCATGAGCCGAAGCGGCTACCCGGTGGAGTAGCCCGATGGCCCTGCCGGGACTGCCGAAGACGGGCAACGACGCGATCGACCGGGCGCTCGCGCAGATCGAGCGCGCCATGGCCGTGCTCGATGACGCCAATATCTGGCGCAACGCCACGGTGCTGAAAGACGTGGTGCTGACGACGACGGCCAAGGACGTCGCCCATGGTCTCAATCGAGTCCCGCAGCGCTGGGCGGTCATCGACCGCAACGCGAATGCGGTCGTCTACCGCAGCGGCAAGGCAACGGCCGAATCCATCCCGCTCAAGGCATCCGCCACCGTCACCGTGACGCTGGTGATTCGATGAGCCTCGAAGCCGCCACCATCCCGCTGCTCTTCCGGCCGCTCAACACGAAGCTCGACTCGAAGACAGCGGGGTCGGTCGCGTTCTTCGACCTGCTCGAGAACCTGCGCGCTCGCAAGATGACCAGCCCCGAAGGCGCGCTCGAACTGGTGAAGCGCTACGGCACGGCGGCGCTGACGCGCGACATCGACGCCCCGGCGAGCTTCTACAGCGGCCCGTCCAGCATCTCGGCAGCCGTCCGGGCCAGCGTGCTCGGCGACGAGCTTCTACTGGCTGACGGGACCTGGCTGCACTCCTACTCGTCGGCCGTGTCGAAGTGGCGCACCCGCGGACGGCTCACCACCTCCAGCGCGACGGTGAGCCGCATCGGGATGGTGTCGTCGGGCAGCTCGACCAAGCCCGACGTCGACGTCGCGTACGCCGGTGGCGTTTTCGTGTACACCGTCTGGAAGGGCGCCGGGGCTTTCTGGCTCTACGTCGTGAGCGCCACGACCGGCGAGGTCATGTCCGTAGGCACCGGGGCGGGCGCCGCGTCGGTGCCGCTGTCGATCTCGGGCCAGAGGCCGCGTCTGGCCGCTGTCGGGACGAAGATCCTGGTCTTCTACCACGACGGCGCGGCGAACCTGCATCTTCAGATCATCGACTCGGCGACCCCGACGACCATCGGGGCAGCGACGACCATCGCGACGGATGCCCATGCCACGCTCAAGTGGGACGTCACGGTGGACACCACGAACAGCCGCGCGCTCGTGGCCTACCGGAACAACGGCGCGACGCTGTCCTTCCGCTCGTTCAACTCGTCGGGCACGCAGATCGCCACGAACAGCAACGGCGCAGCCCCGGACACCGCGATCGGGTGGCTGGCGCACTCCTGGAACGACGGCAACGCCTACGTCGCCTACGTCAACTCGGCCGGCGGCGTCATCGCGCAGACGGTCTCGGCGTCGACCTTCGGTTTCTCCGGGTCGACGACCATCGACGCGACGGCAACGACCGCCCGATCGGTGACCGGTGTCTTCGCAAACGCCCTGCCGACGGTCGTGTGGGAGATCCCGAACGCCACAACGCATCTGCAGCGTACGAGTTACCGGGTCGGCTCGACGGGCTCAGTGACGGACTTCGTCCGCGGGTTCGGGCTCGCCTCGAAAATGTGGCGTACGAGCGCGGGGCGGTACTTCTGCGCGATCGCCTACGAGGGCGCTGCGCAGCGGACGGCGCTGATCGTCGAGTTCCGCGGGGCACCGGGGGACGCCGACAAGGCGATCGTCGGGACGCCGCTCATCGGCGATGCCGCGGGGCTCACGCAGACGGGCGGGCTCTTGCCGTCGGTCGCGTCGCTCACGTCGACGACGTTCGCGCTCGGGCTGCCGACCATGGAGGACGCCCAGGTCTTCGGCCTGGCGCGCGTCGACCTCGACATCGCGGCGAACCTCCCCGGCGTCAACTTCGCCGGCTCGCGCTACTTCCCCGGTGCCGCTCTCATGCAGTACGACGGCGAGCAGGTCGTCGAGGCGGGGTTCCCGATCTTCCCCGAAGCGCCGACTCTCACCAGCACGGCGGCTGCGGGCTCGCTCGTCAACGGCGGGGCGTACCAGTACGCCGCTGTCTACCGCTGGCGAGACCGTAACGGCCGGCTCCACCGCTCGGCGCCGAGCCCCATCGCGTCGGTGACGCTCACGGCGGGGCACACGTCCTGCTCTGTCGTCGTCCCGTGCTGCCGAGCGACCATGAAGGGCGCTCGGACGTGGAACCTCAATCTCGAAGCCGCCGACCTGCACATCGTCGAGATCGAGCTCTACCGGACGAAGGCCGGCGAGACGACCCTGCGATTCTGCCGAACCATGGGCAGCGCGGTCGGCAGCGACACCACCACCGTCTCGGACACCACGGCGGACTCGGCGCTCGGGGAACTGCTCTACACGGACTCGGGCGAGGTCGACAACATGCCGCCCCCGGCGCCGAAGATCGTCCATTCGTGGAAGGGCCGCATGTGGGCCTACACCCCGAGAGGGCTGTGGTTCACGAAGGAAATCGATGAGGCGCTCGGCCCCGAGTTCGCCGCCGAGTTGCGCATGGAGCTCGACGAGGGGGATGGACCGCTGACGGCGATGATCGACATCGACGAGCGGCTCATGCTCCTTCGGCGTGCAGCACCACCGCAGCAGGTAACCGGCGAGGGGCCGGACCGCAAGGGCGACGGGATGTACTCCCGCCCGGCCCGCCTGTCGCTCACCGTGGGCGCCACAAACCAGCTCGGCGTCGCCCGGACGCCCGACGGGGCCATCGTGAAGGGGCCGAAGGGGTTCTGGCTGCTCGACCGGGCCGGCGGCGAGCAGTACATCGGCGCCATGGTCGAGGACTGGAACGCCCTCACCGTCACCGGGTCCGTGGTCTGCGAGACCGCGAACGAGGTCCGCTTCACGACCAGCGACGGCCGCACGCTGGTGTGGGACTGGTTCTTCAAGGGCTGGTACACGGACACCGGTCAGGCTGCTGCCGCCTCGGTCCTGTGGAACCACGTATTCGCCTACGTCGGCAGTGACGGCACGGTGAAGTACGAGGTGGCGGGGTCGTACGCCGACAGCGGCGTCGCCATCGCGAGCAAGTACAGGCTCGCTTGGATCTCGCCCTTCGGCCTGCACCAGCACGGTCGGGTGCGGCGGATTCGGTTCCTCGGCGAGTACCGCGGCGCGCACACGCTCAAGGCGACCATGGCGCGCGACTTCCGCGGCGTCGACGACACCGCGGTCAGTATCGTGGCGCCCGGCGCCGGCAGCTTCGGCGATTGGTCACCGTTCGGCGGCGAGCCGGTCTTCGGCCTCGGTGACGGGTCGTACCGCATGGAGGCGCGGCCCGCCGTCCAGAAGCTGACCAGCTTCCGCCTGACAGTCGAGGACGTGCTCACCAGTGCCACGGCTGGCTTCGCCATGTCGGGGATCGTGCTCGAGGCGGCGGTCAAGCGCGGCATGTCGCCGAAGCCCGCCTGGGGGACGATGACGTAGGGGCCGATCTGGCCCTGATGTGAGGGTCTATGGACGAGGAAGAAGAGAAAAAGAGAGACCCGCTGGCTCCCCCGGCAGCGCCGCAGCCCGCGCCTGCTCCTACTCCGACCGCACCGGCGCGGACCACGACGTGGGGGAATCCCGCAGCGTCGCCGACGCGCCCGCCCGCCCCGGGGACCGCGCCGAACTGGGAGGGCGCAGCGCCGACCGCCCCCACGTCGCCATCGACGGGTAACCCGGCGACGTGGAACGGCGGTACGTCAGGCGCGCCGACGACGGACTGGCGCGGCGGCGGCGGATCTACGGCAGCCGACGCACCGGCGGTCACCGACCCGAACCGCCCGCCAGATCCGCTCACCCAGAGCCAGCAGATCTCAACCGACCTCCGCGACGATCTGCTCAACAAACTCAACAACCCCGTGAATACGCCTGCGCCGACGCTGCCCGCGCCCCCGCAGGTCACCGCGCCCGCGCCGGTAACGACGCCGACCGTCACCCCTGCCACCGTCGCGCCGGCGGCCCAGGTCGGTCCGGTCACGATCCAGAGGACCACCGTCGCCCCGATGCAGGGCTACACGGCGGCGCAGGCCGGCCGCACCGTGATCGACCCCGTCGAGCGTGCGCGGGCCGCGCAAATAGCCCCCGTCGAGCGGGTCACCGCGGCGCAGGTCACGGGTCCGCAGGATCAGGTCCGCGCGAATCAGATGGCGCTCCTCCAGCGCCTGGGCGACATCGAAGCTGGGCGTGGCGGCCCGACGGCGGCCGAGCTCCTCCTCAAGCGACAGTCCGACACCATCGTCCAGGACCAGTTCGGGATGGCGGCGACGGCGCACGGGTACGGACGCTTGGCCGCGCTCAAGGCCGCCCAGCGCAACGCCGCCAAGGCGCAGCAGCAGGCGGGGCTCGACGCTTCGATCGCCAGAGCCAAGGAGCAGACCGACGTACGCGGGCAACTCCTCGCCGGGCTCGGAGAGACCCGCGGCCAAGACATCGGGGTCGGCACCACGAACGCGAATCTGCAGCAGGACGCGGCGAAGTTCGGCGCCTCGGCGGCCAACACGGCGGGCATCCAGCAGGCGGTCCTCGACACGGACGTCTCGAAGTTCGGGGCAGACGCAGCGAACAAGCGTTCGCTCGCTCAGGGCGGTATCGACGCCGACCTCGAGAAGTTCAACACGGGCGAGACGAACGAGGCGGGCAAGTTCACGGCGGCCGAGACGAACAAGGGCGCGCTCACCCAGGCGGGCATCACGTCCGACGAGTCCAAGGCGCAGGGCTCGATCGACACCACGATCGCGACCCGCAACGCCGACGCGACCGACAAGGTGAACCAGCTGGCCGCGACGTTCGCCCAGCAGGCCGGCATGACCGAGGCTCAGCTCAAGGCGGACATCGACAAGTTCAACGTCGAGATCCAGAACCGGACGGACCTCAAGAACGCCGACCTCACGCACTCGACGAACCTCGCCAATCTCCAGGCCGAGCTCCAGCAGCGCGGACTCAACCAGGCGCAGCAGCTGGCGTACCTCCAGGGCGCGCTCCAGGCGCAGGGACAGGTGCTCACCGCCGACATCGCGAAGAAGCAGATGCAGCTCGCCAAGTCGCAATCAGACCGGCAATTCTGGGCAACTCTCGCCGGCGGTCTCTTCAACGCGGGCGGCGAAGCTGCGCCTGCACTGATCGCCGCGTCCGACCGCCGCGGCAAGACCGACATCAAGCCCGTCGGCGATCATCGCGGTGAGCTCCTATCGAAGCTCGGCGGCGACAAGGACGAGCTCGCCGAGTTGCTCGACGGGGTGAAGGCGTACCGATACAAGTACAAGGACCCGTCGCAGCCCGGAGCCGCCCCCGGCGAGCACTTCGGTCCGATGGCGCAGGACTTGGAGAAGGCCGGTCCAGCAGGCAAGTCGCTCGTCAGGGACACGCCGACGGGGAAGATGGTCGACACGGGTCGTGCTGCCCTCCTGGCGCTCACCGCCATCTCTGACATGCGCGCGAAGCTCAAGGAGAAGGGGGTGCGGGTATGATCCCCGGAACCGTCGACCAGACGCAGGAAGAAGAGGACGCCCGTTACAAGGCGCGCCTCGACTTCTACAAGTCGACCCTGCCGCCCGGCACGCCGCCCGAAGAGGCCGCGCGGCTCGCGGCGCGCGAGGTGGGCAAGACCGCGCTGCCGAACGACCAGGCGCGCGCCGTCGCCGCGGCTCGCTCGGAGGCTGCCACGCCGATGCCCGAGGTCCCGGCGGTCCCGGGCGCCCCCGCCATCCCGATGCCCGCGCCGGTGAAGCTCGAGCGCGAGTCGGAGACGAAGACTCAGACCTGGGGCGAGAGCGGCGTCAAGCTCGGCAAGGACGAGAAGACGATCGCGGAGGCGCAGCAGGAGCGCCTCAATGCCCAGGCCGAGACGACGCGCGAGGCGGGACAGAAGGCCGAGGAGATCGCGACTGCGGAGGGCTTCGCGGCCGAAGAGCGCGCGAAGATCCACGGCAGGACCGAGACGGAGCTCGCCACCGTCGACAAGGAGTACCAGAACCGCCTCAAGGGGCTGGCGGCGGATGACGAGAAGCTCGCGAACCAGAAATTCGAGACGCTCGTTGCGCGCGCATCGACCCCCAAGAAGGTCGGATACGCGCTGTCGATCGCGGTCAGCGGCATTGGCGTCGCGCTACAGCAAGCCGGCGGCGTCGGCAACGCCAGGAACGGCGCGCTCGCCGTCATCAACAAGGCGATCGACGACGACCTGGCGGTCCAGAAGCTGAACTACGACAAGCAGATTCGCGAGCAGGCGAGAAAACGCGGTCTTCTCGAGGGCGAGTACCAGCGCGGCCTCAACATGATCCAGCTCAAGAAGGCCAACATGCTGGACAAGGCCGCCGAGATGGCGCGCGCCGCGGGCGCGAAGCAGAAGGGCGAGGCCGAGCGGCTCAAGTACGAGATGGTCGCCCAGCAGCTCGAGGGGCAGGGACTCCAGATCCGCAAGTCGCTCGCCGAAGCGGAGCGGAAGCAGTTCCACAGCGGCGGATCGAAGACGACGACGCTCGTCCAGCAGGACCCGGGGATGGGCGGCCGCGCCGGTGCCGACGGGCCAGGACGTGTCGAGCGCGAGAATGCGGCTGCCGCGCTCACGCAGGCTGAGGAGCTCAAGAAGCTGGCCGACCTCGTCCGCACGAACCCGAAGGCGTGGGCCGAGTATCAGAAGGCGCTCAAGGCTCAACGGGAGGCTGACCAGTTCGCCAAGAGCAAGGCGGGCGGCGGGATCATGGCGCTCGGGCGCGGCGCTGGCGCGTTCGAGTCTGCCGTCGAGCAGCGCCTGAAAGAGAACCCCGCGGCGCGGGAGATCCACTCCTCGATCGCGAAGCTCAAGGTCGCCAAGGCGCGCGAACTCGACCCCGTCGGGGCGATCAATGAGTCGATGATGGACGCCGCCACCGATCACCTCGGACTCATGACGAGGAGCGCGAAGGAGATCGCATCGACGGCCGAGGGGTACGCCGAGACCGCGCGCCGCCGCGCCGCCGCTGCAGTGCCCGGATCCGTCCCGACGCCCGCGTCGACGGCGCCGCAGCAGCCGCAGATCCAGACGTTCCGCAACCCGAAGACGGGCGAGACCGTCCGCGGCTATCGGCGCCCCGACGGACAGATTCAAGAGGTTCCGTAAGTGGCGGGGCGGGTCTTCAACGCCGCCGAATGGGAGCCGGTCCAGCCGGCGCCCGCGGGCCGCGTGATCGACGCGTCCGGCTGGGAGCCCGTCTCGGACGCGCCGTCGGCCCCCGCCGCGCCCGCTGTCGGCAAGGGAGCGTCGTTCTTCCGCGGACTACTGCAGGGCGCGACGCTCGGTTTCGCCGACGAGATCGCGGGCGCCGCTGAGTCCGCGTTCACCGACAAGACGTACGAGCAGGCCCGCAACGAGTCGCGGCGCAACTTCAAAGCTGCCGAGGACGCGAACGGCGGCTGGTACATGGCTGGCGACATCGCCGGGGCCGTGGGGACGTCGCTCATCCCGGGCGTAGCCGCTGCCAAGGGCGCCGGGGCCATTGCGAAGGGCGCCAAGGCGTTCACGAAGATGGGCGCGGCGAAGCAGGCCGCTATTCAGAGCGGCATCGCAGGCGCAGGCTCGAGCGAGGCGACGGACGCCGCTGGTGTTGCATGGGACGCAGGGAAGAGCGCGGCGATCGGCGCTGGTACGGGCGCCGTCATGGGCAAGATCGTCCGCGGTGCGCCCGAGCGGTACACCAAGGGCCTGGTCGGAGACATCACCGACGGCGCGACGGCGAAGATGCGCGACAAGGTGGTCGGCAAGGCGTCGCCGGCCACGGGCATGGGCGAGCGGTTCACCGAGGTGGTCGACACCATCAAGGCGAATCCGGCCATCAAGGCAGCGAAGGGCGATCCTCACAAGCTTCTGCCCGCCGTCGATGAGGCGCTCGACCGCGTCGGTCGCCAACTCGACGAGGTGTACCAGAAGGCCGGCGCGGCCACTTCAGGCATCGCCGTCCGCGACGTGCAGTTGGCGCTCGACAAGGTCGCCAAGGGACTGGAATCGAATCCTGGAACGCGCGGTCTCGCGCGAGCGGTGCGGGCGCAAATGGACGACGTCTTCGAGACCTGGATCGCGCCAGCGACGAAGCAGGGTGACGGGTTTCTGGCCGGCGAAGTCCCGAACGTGAGCGCGCAGCAGGTGCGCGAGTTTGCCAAGGCTGTCGGCAACACCGCGTTCTTCGGCTCGCCGGCCGTGACGCCCGCGGCTGGCAAGGCGGTCGCTCAGGACGTCTGGAAGTCGCTCAAGACGCTCATCGACAAGAACGTCGACGAGGCCGCGGCGGCGCTCGGGGAGAAGGGTGGCGCTGCCGAGCTCCGCGCGCTCAACAAGCAGGCTTCGACTCTCATGAACATGCGCGAGGCGGCCATGTACCGCGCGACGCGCGAGTCGACCCCGTCGACCCGAGCCCGGTCGATCATCGGCGGCGGCGTCGACCTCATGCTCGCGGCGCAAGATCCCATCGGTTTCGTCGGGTGGAAAGGCGCGCAGGCGGTCGGCAAGCCACTGGCGCGCTTCGCCGACGAGCGTCTCGCCAACCTGGCCGCGGCTGCGCAGGGCGGATCAACCGCCGCGCAGCTCGGTCAGCGCGCCATCGAGCTCGGACTTGCTCCGGCCGTCGGTATGGCGATGCACCAGTGGGTGCAGACGCGGCTCGGCGGCGGCTTCGAGGCGCAGCCGGTCGCGCCCTAGTAGCTGTAGCAGTTGACCGAGGTCGTCCCAGGCATCTGCTGGCAGTTCGTCATCACGGGACGCGGCGCCGGTGCCTGCGTCGCCTGTTGCACCGACCGGCCTGCGCCGCGAAGGCCCGCTGACACAGCCGCGGCAGTGGCCCGGCTACGCTCGGCGTCCTCGCGCTCGCGGTCTCGCCACTCCTGGTCCGCGAGTAGATGCTCGTAGCACTTCACCTTCTGGTCCGCGGTCGCCGTGCTCTGCGCGTCGTTCACCGCCCACAGACACCACGCCTTGTACTTCCGCTCGGCCTCAATCTGCTGCGCAACCGCGGGGTCGCGTCGCTCCACGTACGCCCGCCGAGCCGCACACCCGCTCGCAAGAACCACCAGCGCCAGCACTGCCGCCTTCATACCTCCATGAACGCACGCCCGCCGGGTTTGTTCCAGGCTGCGCGGGCGTTCAGCGGGGGAGGTTTCTCCGCAGCCTGCGGAAAAACCTACTTGTCCGCGAGTTCTTGCGCCCGTGTCGGCTTCTGCGGCTGCATCGCGCCTGACGGTGTCTCGGCCTGCTTCGCCGCGCCGCGCGCCCGCTCGAAGGCTGCCTTTACTGCCGCCCTGGCCGCTGCGTCGCCGGTTCCCTTGCCCCCCATGAGCACCTGCAGCTTCCGCTCACGCTCGTAGGGTAGCTCCCAGGTGGGGTACTCGGTCTTCCGGGCGACTGTCAGGTCGAGGACGTCGAACATCATCTGCGCGTAGATGGTGGGGAAGCAGGTCGACAGGGCCTCCACCTCGTCGGGGACCAGGAGCCCGGTGACGAGGCTGTCGAGGGCGCGCAGCGGGTCGTCGCAGATCCAGTAGCGGCGGCGGAACGGGGCGATCTTGAGGTCCGACGGGGTCACGTTCTTGGCGCCGGTCGCGAACGGGCGCTGCGCGATGGGGAAGTGGTGCTGGAGATACCCCACGGCTCGCCCGAGCGAGGCGACGTAGGACTCGGCCAGTGCCTCGTCGGTGAACCGCAGGACGTTTTCCTCGAGCCGCTGCGGAGTGACGCGGGGTAGTTGCTCGAGGACGAGGTCGTAGTCGAAGGGGGGCAACTCGCCGAATTTCGGCCAGGGGCCTTTCGCCGCCAGAAAGCGCCGGAGGCGGCGCCGGATCGCCCGGCCGTACGCCGCAGGGTCGGCTTTGCCGAGCGTCTTGACCGTCACGGGCAGCGGGCCGGGTGCGAGGGCGGCCGACACCCCGGTCACCGCCAGAAGAACCTCACCGACGTCCATACCCAAGGGCGGAACGGCCCCCGGGGGCCATTTTGGGCATGGGCAGGATGCCGACGCCTGCCATCTCGCTGACCCTGCCGACCCTCGGCGTCACGCCCGGCGGCACCGACGCGTCGTCCTGGGGCGCGCTCATCAACGCGGCCCTGACGCTGCTGGCGACGAAGTTCCGGCTGCAGCTCATCGAGACCCGGGCGCCGTCGGGTGTCCAGACGACGACCTTCGGCGACGTCACTCCGCTCGCCGGCGACACGGACGGCATCTACGTCGTCGTTGCCAAGGGCAAGAGCGCCGCGGCCGGCGACGGCAACGGCTACATCAAGCCCAACGGCGCGCTGACGAACGTCACGACGCAGTTTCTGCAGGGCGCGGGCGGCTCGGCGAACGCGAACAACGGCGCCCAGATCTCGTTCGTCACGCGCCAGGGCGGCACGTTCACGCTGTTCGCGATCATCTGGGCGACGAGCGGCGGTCGGCGCGCATGGGTCGCGCTCGCTGGCGCCGACAACGCAGCCGGCGCGGCTACCGACGTCGTCGCGACGTACGGCGTCTGGAACGACACCGCGACGGTGTTGACGACGCTCGCCCTCGACGGCGGCGCCGCCGCCGCGTGGGGCGCTGGTTCGACGGTCTCTCTCTACCGGCTCGGCACCTAGGAGGACACGAAGCGATGAAAGAGCAAGCAAGGGCGTTTCCGGCATGGCCGACGGCTCCGGGCAACAACGCTACGATCGTCCTGTTCGCGACGCACGACCGGAAGGCCGGCGGGTCGGGCGACGTGTTCACCGGGATGAAGGGCGCCGAGGGCATCGCGCCCGAGGAGATCTCTGCCGTCGAGTTCACCTGGCACAAGAACGACCAGGCGAGCGCCGCGAACGGCATCCGCTGCTACGCCACCGACGACGGCGGGACGACCTGGCACGAGACGGACCTCAAGGACGACGCCAACGTCGCCACGATCGGCTCGGCAGCGCCGGTCCAGGTCAGGGCTCTCGCCGCGGGCGAGGAATGGCGAGAGACGTTCGTGGTCTCGCACCTCAAGGGGTTCTGTTTCGAGTACACCGCGGGGGCCACCGGGCCGACGGCGACGACCGGCTGGCGCGGCACCATCGCCATTCACCGGAGCGCCCTGGCGGTGCAGCGGTGAGCGAGCCCTGTCTCCTGACGGAAGAGGAGTTCGCGCGGCTCGACGCCCTGACGGATGAGCAGCGGTCGCGCATCCCCGAGGGCGCCCGCCTCGCGCACGAGCACGCGAAGAAGACCGGCAATCGACTCGGCAAGCCCGAAGCGGCGCCGAAGAGGGGCCGCAAGTGAGCCGCCACCCGCTGCCGTACAGCACCGGCCCGCTCACCTTCCGCGAGTACGGGCTTCAGCGCGCCTTTCGTCTCCTGCGCACGTCGAACTTCGAGGAGCTGTACACCCCGTTCTTCCAGTCGACCGCGCCGTACGTGACCACGCAGTTCTGGGACGTCGCCAACGACATCGTGGGCGGCGGCTCCATCACGAGCCTGTCGACCGCGCCGACTCAGGTCGGCGGCGGCCTGCGCTGCACAACCGGCGCGGCGAACAATGCGGAGTCCCGTGCATTCACGCCGGGGTTTCTCGTCGCCGCGATGTGCGGCGCTTCGGGCTGGATGGCCCGCGTGCGGTTGCAGCCCATCACCGCAGTCGCGGCTCGGCAGCGGTTCGCCTTGCAGCTGGGCGACAGCAAGGCCGAGGTGTCGCTGGGCGTCCACGGGGCGAGCGTGACGGGTGGCAGTGCCACCAAGTTCTCTATGATCAAGAAGGACAGCGGGAACGTGGACCGCGCGGGTGCCACGTCCACGATCTCGCTCGACCTCAACCCGCACGTCCTCGAGATCTGGCACCCGGTGGGCGACGCGAACATTTACGGCTCGGTTGACCATGAGCCGGCACTGTCGATGAGCGGCGCCGACATGGCAAACGGGAAGGGGCAGTTCCTCTGCGGCGCCGAGTGCGGGGCCGATGCCGCCGCTTACACCGTCGATCTCTTCGAGGCGCAGATCATCATCGTGAGGCCTTGATCGGCCGTGGGGCGGTTGGCGGTGCCCTTCGCTGATACGGCGCTAGAGCGCTTCTACCAGAAGCGGCAGCGGGTGATGCAGTGGTGCTGGGGCTCCTCTGCCCCGCCCTCGACGGGTCCCGACACCATCACCACCGCCACGGGCGCGGACCTCATCGCCGCTGGTAAGGCGAGCGGAACGATCGCCGGGGCTGCCTCGACGCAACTCTGGCGCATCAACGGCGTCTTCCCCGAGCTCTACACGTACGCCCACTTCCACACGCCCTCGTCGCCGGCCACGACCCCGCGGGTCATCGTGCTGCACCAAGGCCACGATGTGATGTACCAGGGCGCGCTGGCGACGTGCGCCGAGTACTTCCTGGCGCGCGGCTACCACGTCGTCAACATGGCGATGCCCTGTTGGGCTCCCGGCAACGGCGTCACCGGGTCTCCCGTCTCGGTTGCGCTGCAGTCCGGCGCCCCGGTGAACGTCGAGAGTCACGCGGATCTCGGAACGCTTCACGCCACGGGGCGCGACGTGCGCAATCCGATCCGGCTCTACCTCGATCCGGTCATCCGGGTCATCAACCGCCTCGTCGACACGCTCGCGTTCGGCAGGCGCGTCTACCTCTGCGGTCTCTCGGGCGGGGGATGGACGACGCACATGATCGCGGCGCTCGACACGCGCATCCGCCTTTCGTACCCGTGGGCGGGTTTCATGCCGTTCGACATGCCGTGCTGGGGCGTGTCTGCCGGCGATTGGGAGCAGACCGACGGACGCACCCTCTACGCGGTCGCCAGCGTGCGCGAGCTGTTCGCGATGGGGGCACTCGAGGGCCGCCGCGTGCTCCAGGGGCTCAACAACCTGGACTACGCCTTCTGGTACGACGTCACCGGGGACCCGGGCCGCCCAAACCAGAAGGCAGCCGTCGACGGCTACGTCGCTGACGTGCAGGCGCTCCTCGGCGCAAGCGGAACGTTCTCGCTCTACGTCGATACGTCGACGGCAGACATGCAGCACACGATTTCCCCGACGAGCTGCGGGGTGATTCACGCCGACATACTGGCGAACGACCCGTGAGGAAGGAGCGCCGATGAGTGGGAGAACTGAGCAACGACAAGAACAACTCACCTGGGCGCGACCCCTCGGGCTCATGGCCGCGGTCGCTCTCGCCGCACTCGTCGTCATGGCGGGTCGTGGTGAATCTCGGCGCTATGGCGCTGGCCGCGTGGACCGTTCCGGCCATTTTCAAGGACCACACGATCCCCTGGCCGTACCGGCTGGGATCGACGCTGGTGATCGTGCTGGTGGCGGCGCTGCCGGGGGACGATTTCAGTCGTCTCGCGACGGTGGTGCTGGACCGACTCCCGTTCACGGGACGCGGCGGTAAGCAGTGAGCATCTTCGCGCTCCTGCTCGCGTTCCAGGTCAAGCACTTCCTGGCCGACCACCCGCTGCAGACGCCGTACATGCTCGGCAAGTTCAAGCCGGGGTGGGAGTTCGCGGGGCCGTTGGCCGCGCACTGTGCGGTTCACGCGCTGATGACATTCGCCATCGCGTTCGCGTCGTCGAGAAGCGTCGGGCTCGCCGCGCTGCTTGCTGCGGTCGATTTCGTTGCGCACTGGAACATGGACCGCATCAAAGCTGGTCCGCGGTACCTCGGACGGTTCAAGGACATGAAGGCGCCCGCCTTCTGGTGGTGCCTCGGCGCCGACCAAGCCGTCCACCACCTGACTCACTACGCGATCATCTTCGCGCTGGTGTCGCTGTGAGCGCGCTCGTTTTCTACGTCTGGGTCGTGGCGTCGCTGTGGATGAACCGGAAGGAGTAGCACCAATGCGCAAAGCACCCTGGAAGAACGGCAACGTCGCGATCGCCTCGACGACCGCGGTCTGCGGAGCGATCGCCGTGGCGGTACCGCCGGCCGCTCCCGTCTGCGCAATCGCCGCCGGCGGCGTCGCGGCCGTCGTGTGGGGCGCGCGCCTGTGGAAGCGCATCCGCGGGGGCGACGTCGCGGGCGCCTTCGAGGCCGGGACCGAGGCGGTGGAAGCTGGGAAGGGCGTCGTCGAGGCGTTCAACAAGTCGCGCGGCAAGAAGTAGTCCCATGTCCGCATTCCTCGGCCGCGTCCTCGAAATCGCCGCCGGTGAGGTCGGCGTGCGGGAGGTCGGCGGCGCGAACCGTGGGCCGCGAGTGAAGGAATACCTGCGCTCGATCGGCCTCGACGAGGGGCATCCGTGGTGCGCGGCGTTCCTTTTCTGGTGCTGGGAGCAGGCGGCGCGCGACTGCTCGGTCCACAACCCGATGCCCCGCACCGGGAAGGTGGCGACCTTGTGGCGCCGGGCGGCCCTGCAGCGCACCCCGCATCCCTTCCCCGGGGCGGTGTTCGTGCACCTCACCGACCCGGCAGACCCGGCGAGCAAGGGTCACTGCGGGATCGTGGAGTCGGTCGCGGGCACGCACGTTGTCGCGATCGAAGGGAACACGAACGAGCACGGCTCACGCGAGGGCGTGATGGTGCGCCGGCAGATGCGCCCGACGCTCGGAAGCCCGTACATCACCGGGTGGCTGAATCTCGACATCGTGGCCGGCCCGGAAGACCCGACGGTGCGCGTCCGATGAAAACCGTGACCATCACGGTCAACGACGGGTCCCGCTTCAAGGTCGGCACCCGCTACGAGCTCGCCGCCAAGGACGGGCGGCGGTGCGAGGTCATTTGCATCGAGGTCGACGGTGACGACGTCACCTTCAAGATGGTCGAGGTGGCGCAGGCATGAAAACGCGCACCGTGGAGGCGTGCAAGTCCAAGTACGTGCGAATCAGCGACCGCAAGTTCTGGAAGCGGCTCACGCACAAGCTGTGGCGAAAGATGGCCAAGGAGGCGCCCGAGGACGCCCCAAGGCGCAAACCCATCCGTGGGTGGATCGACTGATGAGGCTGCGGGCGAAGGTCGACAACAACCACGCGGAAATCGTCCGCGCCTTGCGCGCAGCGGGGCGGCGTGTGCTCGACCTGTCGCGCGTCGGCTCGGGCTGCCCGGACATACTCGTCGGGTGGGGCGGCCGCCAGGTGCTCATGGAGATCAAGTGCGACAAGGGCAAGTTGACGCCGCAGCAGGAGGCGTTCCGCGCGTCCTGGCCCTGTCCTGTCGTCGTCGTGCGTTCCGTCGGCGAAGCACTCGCCGCGACGGGGGTGTCCGATGCCGTCCCAGCGGCTCGGCCAGACGGCGGCTGACGTTCTCGACGAGGTCGTCGACGAGCTCGAGTTCGCGGCGAACGCCCACGGGAAGCACGCCGAGCACTACGAGAAACTAGGGCTGCGGAACCCGACGGAAGTCGAGTACGCGTTCAGGCGCATGGCCGAGCTGGCGAAGGCTCAGGCCCTCAAGTCGTTCGCCGAGACGTACCAGGAGCGGGCGAGGCTCATCCGCGTGCACGACGAGGCGATCACGAAGCGGACGTTCATCCCGCGCGCGCCGTCGTGGTGGCGGCGGTGGTTCGGGAGGGGGTAAGATCCGCGCATGGCGCATTCACCGGGGCCGTGGCGGTGGGACAGCAGCGGCGCGCCCATCCTTGAGGACGCAAACGGCACGTTCATCCTTGCCGTCGAGATGGGCAGGACCGACGACGCCGACGCCCGCCTCATCGCCGCCGCGCCTGAGCTACTCGTCCGCTTCAAGCGCCGCGTTGCCGTGTGCAAGGACTGCGACCCTCCCGTCGCGTGCCCGGTGTGCGTTGAGGACATGGCCCTGCTCGACCGCATCGAACCTGACGACGACGTGATAGACACGTAGCGTGACCGCGGACGAGTTGCGCCGCCGCGCAGACGAGCTGGACCGAGAAGGTGAAGATGCCCTGGAAAAGGGCGACACCATCCGCGCGAGCATGTGCTTCCTGCGCGCGGAGATGCGGCGCGAAGTCGCCGCCGAGATCGACCGGGTCGGGATTCACAAGGGGCACACGCTCACCCCCGCCGGAATGAAACGCGCGGCGAAGCGCCTTGACGAGCTCAAGCGGCGGCTCGGCGCCGCGGTGGAACAAGTCCGCGACGTCCGCGTCCAGGCGGAGGCGTTGACTTCGGTCAACACCACGGGCAAGACTAAGGGCGTGACGCCAGAGCATCGCGCCCGCCTCGGAGGGGCCGCCAGAAAGCGGAAGCATGGCCTCTACGAGCACATCGGGGAGGGCAAGAAATACCCGTCCCTGCGCGCGCTGGCGGCCGAAATCCCCATGGATCCCGGGTTCTTGAGCCGCTGCATGAAGGGCGACCAGTCCATGCCCGACGACAAGGCCGCCCGCATCGAAGCTCTCACGGGCTATCCAAAAGACGAGTGGTCCCGCTGAGTTAGTCATCAGCGTTGATTTAGTGTTGACCTAGTCAACAGCGCGAGTATGCTGTTGACCAATGACGACGCTACAGACGCTTGAGGCGGCCCGGGGCGAGACGCGCGGGATTGGCCCGTTCGTTTCGTTCGATACGTCCCGGCGCTGCGTGAAGTGCCGCGGGCCGTACCCGCATCACTGGAACACGCGGTGCTTCGAGACGCATCCGGCCGGCCCTGACGTGCGCGCGGACCACGTCGTCGAGGGAGGGTGAGCATGGATCAGGTCAACAACGAGCGGCGGTGGTACCGGGTGAGCGACGACGGGATGGCCATCAGCGCGTACACCGCGCGGCAGATGGCCGAGGTGCCCGCGCACGAGGTGACGCCGTCGAGCTTCTTCACGTGCCTGATGACGGCGCTTCTCGTCGGGCATGAGCGTCGCCGGGTGGCGGCCATCGCGGCTGCTTGGGACGTGGAGGATGCGCAGACTCGCCGGGCCATCACCGAGGCGCACCTGAGGGCGTTCGCGTCGGCGCAGGCGTCGGTGCTCACGGGCGTGGGGTTCGGGTCGTGAGCGACGAGCAGCGGGGCTTCTGTCCGGTCTGCAGGCAACACATGCGGCGCTGTAACTGCGCCAGGAGGCAGGGACGATGAACGCGGCGAACGGTACGACGACCCAGCATCAGAACGGCGCGCCAGTCGGGCCGCTCCCGCCGCAGTCCGAGGCGCAACTGCACGCGTCACCGGGCATCGGCAAGATCGCCCAGGCGCTGGCGCACGCGCAGGGCGAGTTCGGCGCCATCGAGAAGAACCGCCGGGTGAAGGTGACGTCGAAGAGCGGTGCTAGCTACGAGTTCGACTACGCGACGCTCGACGAGATCTTGGCGAAGACGCGCCCGGCGCTCGCCAAGCACGAGATCGCGCTGACGCAGCACCTGCTCGCCGCGGACGGGCGGCCCCGGCTGCGGACCATGCTCCTGCACTCGTCGGGCGAGTGGCTGGCGTCCGAGTTCCCGCTGCCCGGAGGCGCCCCCGACAGCCCCCAGGCGTACGGCTCTCTCCTCACGTACATGCGCCGGTACGCCATCACCGCGCTGCTCGGAGTGGCGGCCGACGAGGACGACGACGGCAACGCCGCCGAAGGAAATCAGGCGAAGGGGACGGAGCGACCGACGAGCCGGAAGCCGCCGCCAGCGCTGGCGTCGCAGGACAAGGTCGCCGCGCTTCGCGACCTGATGCTCAAAGAGCACGGCTGGAAGAAAGAGCGCGCGATGAAGTGGCTCCGGGTGCTCTTCGACGTCGAGGGGCCGGCAGACCTCACCGTCGCGCAGGCCGACGTCGCCGAGGCGATCCTTGTCGCCCTCAAGTCGAGCATCGAGGACTACCGGGCCGAGATCGCGAAGTGGATCGGCAGGGGGCTTGTGCGCAAGGAGGCGGCCGATGTCGAGTGAGCGCAAACCGCACCTGTCGGCGACGCAGTTGACCATGCTGTCGCGCTGCGGGCTGCAGTACTACTGGCGGTACATCAAGGGCATCAGGCGCCCGCCTGGGTCGGCGGCGACGCTGGGCAAGGGGACGCACCGGGCCATCGAGGCGAACCTGCGCGCCAAAATGTCGTGGGGGCAGCTTCTCTCCGAGGAAGAGGTGAAGCAGAAGGCGGCCGAGGCGACGGCGGCGGCGTGGGACGAGGAGCCGCCGCAGCTCGACGACGACGAACGGGCCGCCGGCGCCGACAAGGTGAAGGGCGAGCTCGTCGACACGGCGGTCGTGCTGGCGTCTCTGCACCACAAGCAGGCGGCACCCAAGATCGAGCCCATCGCCATAGAGCAGGAGTTCACGATCGAGATCGACGGCTCCCCGTACGACCTGCTCGGCTACAAGGACATCGAGACGGCGACGCACATCCGGGACACGAAGACCCCGGGGAAGACGCCGTCGGCAGACGCGGCAGAGCGGTCGGTGCAGCTCACGCTCTATCACCTCGAAACCAAGCTGCGGACGGGCGAGGACAAGCGGGTCGCGCTCGACAATCTCGTCAAGGGCCGCTCGCCGAAGTACGTCCCGCTCGAGGCGGGGCGCACGGAGGCAGATCACGCCCAACTGCTTCACCGGGTCGAGGCTGCGGTGCGGACCATCGAGGCGGGCAACTTCACCCCGGCCAACCCGGACGACTGGTGCTGTTCTCCGAAGTGGTGCGGCTGGTGGGACCAGTGCCCGCAGGGCGCGCGCCAGGTCGCCGTCGTCCCGCTGATCTCGCCGGACCGCCTGCGGGTGAGGAAAGCGGCGTGACGGTTCGCGACGTCATCAAGGAGCGGGCTCGTCGCTGCGCCCGTGCGCTCGCCGAGTTCTCTCGGGCTGGCATCCCGTCGGACAGCCCCGGCGTGCTCGTCGTGCAGGCCCGCCTCGACGAGCTACATGCGCTGCTCGAGGAGATGGACCGGAAGGATGCAGCATGAAGCCCGGCGGTCCCTTGAAGCGACGGACGCCGATGAAGCGCAAGACGCGCATCAGGCCGCGCAGCAAGCGCAACAGCTACCGCAAGCGGGAGCGGGACTTGCCGTACCTGCTTTGGATTCGCGGCGCGGGCGTATGCGTCGCGTGTTTCAAGTTCAGCCCCGGGCCGCGCTGGCGCAACTGGTGCGACGGCCCGATTGAGGCGGCGCACCGTGACGTGGGTGGCAAGGCGATGAGCAACAAGACGCCAGATCGCGAGGCGTTGCCGCTCTGCCGCGGGTGCCACCGTGCGCCGGGGCTGCACCGCTGGGAGCGATGGCAGCAGATGACCAAGCCCGAGCGCCGCGACTGGTGGATGGCGGCGGTGGCCGTGTACCAGGCGGAATACGCCGCCCAGCTTGCCAAGGAGGCAGCATGACCCGCGACAACGGGACGCGGGTGGCCCACGCAGACATGGACATCATGAGCACGCTGCTCGAGGTGCAGCGGCTGGCGGATCGGCTCATCCGAGACAACCAGAAGCTGTTGGCGGCGGTGAAGCTGGTGGCGTTCTGCAGGGACTGCAACGTGTGCCGCGGGGTGTGTGAGGCAGTCCTGCGGGAACTAGTCACCCATGAGGGGGAGCCATGAGGGAGCGGCCGATTCTGTTCTCCGCTCCGATGGTGCGCGCCATTCTCGACGGGCGGAAGACGCAGACCCGGCGGATCGTGCGTGACGGTCTGGTCGTGCGTGAGACGGCATTCGGCGTTGACGACGCGGCGGCGTTCGGCCTTCGTCCGTGGCCGCGGTCGGCGGTCGGACCCGTCGAGTGTCCCTACGGCGCGCCGGGCGACCGGCTATGGGTGCGGGAGACGCACGCGCAGTTCGCGGTGGGCGAGGGGCTCGATAGATCAGTTCCACAGTGCGTCGCCTACCGCGCGACGTGCGACCAGAACGGCGGTTTCGACTACGTGAACGGGCGCGGCGAGATCATGCGCCTGAAGGTAACGAAGTGGACGCCTGCGATCCACATGCCGCGCTGGGCGTCGCGCATCACCCTCAACGTCGTCGGCATCCGCGTCGAGCGGCTGCAGGACATCAGCGAGGAGGACGCGCGCGCCGAGGGCGTCGAGGCGACGCGCGGTCACGGGCACCCGGCCGGCGATGACTCGCTCTCCGCGTGCGAGGTGTTCCGCGACCTGTGGGACCGCATCAACGGCGAGCGCGCCGCGTGGGCCTCGAATCCGTGGGTGTGGGTCGTCGAGTTCCGCCCCGCCACCACCCCACCGGAGGGGACGTGATGGGTGCGCCTGGGCGGTCATGGGCAGAGGAGAGGGCGCTCGAATTGGCGGCGCGGAAGTGGCCGCGGAGCGAGGGCGGGAGGCGCGGCGCCATCGAGCGCGTCATCCGCGAAACGATTAGCGAGTGCGCGCGAGTGTGTGACGGGCTGCGGTCGGACTCGACGAGCGAATTCGACAACGCCTACCACCTCGCGCTCGACCACGCGCAGCGACGCATCCGCGCACTAGCGGCACCCCAGGAGGAGACGGGCGATGGTGAATGACGAGCTAGTGCGGCTGGCGCGGGCGGTGCGTGACACATGGCTGCGCGCGCCCGACGGCGACGACCACGAGACGATGCGGCGACTAAACCCGCTGCTGGCGGCTATGGGTGACCACCTCGCCACGTTGGACGCGGCCCCGCGGGAAGCCACGCTAGTGCGCCTGGTCGACGACCTGCTGCACACATGGAAGACCGACACGGACGGCGCGACGTACGGGGCGCTGCAACGGCTGGACGCATACCGACGCTCTCAAATCGTCGCCACGCTGGACGCGGCCCCGCGGGACAAGTGCGTTCACGGCCGCCCGCTTACGTGGGCGTGTGAGCAGTGCGTGTCAACGGCGCTGGACGACCGCGAGGCCACGCCAGAGGGGGCGCGGGAGACGGCGCTTGGCAGGGCAGCGGAGCACGTAAAGACGCTCTACACGCCGGAAGCGGCCGAGCAGTTGAAGGCCGACTGTTCACCCGAACCATGCGAGACGTGCGGGGCACTGTCCGACCTGTGCGACGACCTCCGCGCCCGTCTCGCCGCTGCGGAGGCAGACCGGGACCGCTGGAAAGCCGAGGCGCACGACATGCGCGACAACCAGGGGCGCTACGAAAGCTACCGCCTCAAGGTCGATGCGCTCCGCAAGTGCCAAGCGGACCTCGACGCCGCCCGCGCCGAGGTGGAGCGGCTGCGGGAATACGCGTGGCACAAAGAGGGCTGCTACGCGCTGACGACAGACGAGGGCGTGTGTGACTGCGGCTTCGTCGACATCGCCCGCGCCGCCCTGTCCACGGGGACGGCTGGTGCCGCTCAGGCCGCGGGAGCCGCGCTGCCGCCGGGTGGTCACGAGATGATTGAAAGCGCGCTCACGACGTTGCACGAATCGTGTTGGGCGGGAACCGAAGGACGCCCCGGGTGGCGCTGCATCTTCTGCGATGTCGACGAGCACGACAAACACGACCGCCACGCGCCCGACTGCCCGATTCACCAACTGACGGCGGCGCTGATTCCCACGCACGGTGCCGCTCAGGCCGCGGGGGCCACGCCGGTACGCACCGCCGAAGACGACGTGCTGCAAGGACGCAAGGAGGAGCGGGCTGACGTGGTGGCGTACCTGGACACCGATTGCATGTACGACGGGCGCAAGCTGCGCGAGCGCATCGCACAGGGCGAGCACGTCGGCACCGCACGGGGCAAGGGGGAGCCGAGGTGAGCACCTGGGAGACGGTCTTTCTGTACGTGTCGCTGTTCGCGGGCGGGTTCGGGTTCTCCGTGTGGCACGCGGCCCATCGACGGTGCTGGTGGTGCGGGGGTCACGGCCGCGAGCGCACCAAGGGAGGGAAGCCGTGAGCGCGAAGGTCGACGCGTTTGACGTCGTGTTCTGGATGTTCCTGGGTGCGATGGCGCTGATGGTCCTCGGACTGCTGGGCGTGAAGTGCGTGGGCGTGGGCATCGACTACTGCCGCGACACCCCCGGCGCCTGTCAGCCGCGGGACGCGGGCGAGCGCACCAAGGGAGGGAAGTGATGAGCGGGCCGCGATGCACATGCGACCCGGGCCTGCTGGCGGCGCTTGGGCACGGCAGCTTTTGCCCCGCGCAATCCGGGCCCGCCGCAGGCGCACCAGAATGCACATGCGCCATCGAGACCGGATGTACGCGCTTCGGATGCCCGGTGCATTGCCCGCTGCCACCAGAGACCCCCAGCGGGGAGACGCCGCGGGATGACGTTGGTGCGGGCATCGCGTTCGTGACCGACGAGCATGGTCCCTACGCGAAGTGCCGCGGGTGCGGCGCTGCGACGCCGATGGGCAATCGCCTCCGTTGGCAGCGCGCGCAACTGGCCGCCGCCGAGGAGCGCGGCGCCCTGCGGGAGCGTGAGCGGGTCGTGGCGTACATCGACACCGATGCCATGTACGACGGGGCCAAACTGCGCGCGGCCATCGAGCGCGGCGATCACGCCCCCAACGACAAGGGGGCAGGCAAGTGAACACGTGCGGGAACTGCGGCTCCACGTTTACGCCTGAGACGTTCCACTCGTGTACCGCGCGAGACGACCGCGCCCGCCGCTTTGCGAGGGCGTGGAAGCAAAGCGCCCGCGACTGGCGCACCGTCGCCGGGATGCACCTCGCCGTGGGCAAGCGAGCCGAGGCCCGCGCCGACGCCGCCGAGGCGGCACTACGCGAGGCGGTGACGCTTATCGAGTTCCTACGCGAGCGGTGCAATCACCACGGCGGATCGCTCGACTGTCTCGACGAGGACCGTATCGACGCCTTCCTAGCCACGCACCGCAAGCCCTGACCGCGCCGATACATGGTAAGCAGAACCACGCCCGATCACCCAGAGAATGACTATGAAGCAGTACGACATAGACGACGTGATGGCGACCGTGAAGGGCGTGATGGACGGCCAGGACATGCAGGACGAGGTGCTCGAGCGGATCGAGAAAGCCGTGGACGGGCTGCGTCTCAAGGTCGACTTGCTCGGCTCGAATCTCGCGGCCGTGACCGCGCACGTCTCCTCGGTCGAGCAGACATACAGTGGGCTGCTCATCTGGGTAAAGCGGTTAGCCAACGAACCAAAGAACGCGCGCAAGAAACGCCGAAAGAAATCAATCAGGTAGTTCACCTGTTCAGGTTCCGCGTTCAGGTCCCTGCGCGGTTACAACGCCCGGCGGGACGGGCATAGCGTGCGGATTCGGGTACCCATCAACGGGCAGATGGTCGAGGCCGAAGGTGACGCCGATGAGGTGCGCGCCTTCGCCGAGTCCGTCACGTCCGATCGCAAGGCGCCGGTGCGTGCTCGCCGGGAGCCCGTCGAGGCGCCGACCATCGCCGAGCTGTGGGAGCGGTGGGCGACGTGGGCGGTCGAGGGGCTGCCGTCGTATCAAACGCGCAAGTCGCAGAGAACGCCGCTCATGACCACGCCGATGCTCATCGACGGTGAGGCGGTCACGTTTGCCGATCTTCGCTGCGATCAGGTCACGGCCGGCCACGCCGAGCACTACCGGGCGGCGCGCTCGAAGGTGGTGAGCCGCTTCGGCCGGCTCGTGAAGGGCAACAGCATCAACAACGAGCTCACCACGTTGCAGATGATGCTGACGTGGCACGTCCGGCACGGGACCATCCCACGCAACCCGCTCGACGGCTGGAAGCGCGAGAACGAGGACAAGTACACCCGGCGTACGTATTTGAACGAGGACGACTTCTTTCGCCTCATCGCGCACGGGATCCCGACCTATCAGGACATCATGTTCGTGGCGTACCGCTGTATGCTGCGAAACGCTGAGGTGCGGCTGCTGCGCAAGGACGGCGAGATCGACTGGTCGAACCGGGTCATCCACCTCGACGGAGCCCGGACCAAGTCCCGCCGGCCGCGCGAGGTCCCGATCCCCGCCGACGCGTTCGACGTCCTCGACCGCCATGCCCGCGCCTCACGTGGCTCGACGGTGTTCGTGCACCCGCAGGACCCGGCGAGGCGCAGGCCCGTCACGCACGCGTCCTTCTGGCGCTGGCACGACAACGCCCGCAAGGCGTCCGGCCTCGTCGGCGTCGGCGGGGAGGTCATCGTCATCCACCACACCCGGCACGCGGGCGTCACGAACGCGCTCGAGGTGCTGCCAGCTCCCCAGGTCGCCAAGTACGCCGGGCTGTCCCTGCGCGTGCTCGACAAGACGTACTCGAAGTTCTCCCGCGTCCAGCAGGAAAAGTTCCGAGAGGCGCTGGACGCGATCGCGCCAAAGCGCACGCCGGGCGACGACACCTGAACACACGCGCCGTCCTGTAGGACAAAGGCGCGGACCGTAGCAGGGTCACCGCACGAAATGCAAGGGCGTCACGTTTCTGACTTCACAAATGGGGGGCAGGCCCTAATATCGTCGCTGCCCAACCCCATGAAGTTCACGGTCTCTCGCCTTGTATGCTCGCCCGCCGCTTCCGCGGTCGGCCGAGAGTCCGTCGCCGTCATGGGTTGGGCAAGAACCAGTGACAGCGGCGAGCGAGCGTAGAGGGCGAGAGCCTTAGGAGGGACGGATCATGGCGCGCGAGATTTCCCGTAAGGGATCTCCTCAGAGGGAGATGACCTTGTTCGGGTCGAAACGACCCGACGAAAACCGGCTCAGTAATCTCGGTTCGGCAGAAGCGACGAGTTGTCCACAGTCGGGGACACTCACGGCGTTCGTCGCCGGCTGTGTGCTCGACGGGATGGAGGTCGCAGAGGCGACCCGGCTGCTCGCTGAGCTGCGGTCGGCGGCCAAGAAGATCGCCAAGCTGGCGGTGGCCGAGGAGTGGGACGCGGCGCGCATCGACGCCGAGATCGACAGCGTCATCACCCGGTTCTTCGACAAGGCCGAGGCCAAGAAGCGCGAGGCCCGTTCGTGAAGCTGCTGCGCACGACCGAGGTGAAGCTGTCGGCGCTCAAGCTGCGCGGCGGGTGGGAGAAGGAGGTCGACGACGCCCACGTCAGGCGCCTGGCCGACGAGATCGAAGCGGGCGCCATCCTGCCCCCGATCCGCATCGACGAGGGCAAGGGCATCGTCTTCGGGTACCACCGGGTGGCCGCCCACAAGCTGGCCGGCCGGACGGTCATCGCCGCCGAGGTGGTGGAACTCGAGCGGCCCGACGAGGCGGAAGCGGCCGCCCTCGGCGAGAACCTGCACCGCCGGAACATCACCGGGGAGCAGCGGGCCAAGTGCACGGCGCGGCTCGTCGAGATTTACGCGGCGAGGTTCAAGGAGGTTTCTCCGCAAGCTGCGGAAAAACCCGCCAAGGGCGGCCGGCCGAAGTCACCCGAGCGCGAGGCCATCCGTGAGGTGGCGAAGCTGCGCGAGGTCTCCGAGGACACCGTCGAGCGCGACGTGAAGGCAGCGAAGGCCCCCGAGCCCCAGCCCCCGACGCCCGCCGCCCCCCCGCCCATCGACTGCCACGGTCACGCGCTGTCGGACGGCGTGCGCACGCAGGTGGTCGAGGTGCAGGCGCTGCTCGACGAGGCGGCGAACGCCATGTCTCGCGTGGTCGCGGCGCTGAACAAGCTCGAAGACCTGTCGCCCGAGGTCGCCAACAACACCTTCGCGCAGGGACTGGCGCTCAACGCCCGGGAGATGAACCGGGTGATTCGCGACCGTCGGCCCGCGCACCTCTGCACCCACTGCCGCGGTGGCGAGCTAAGGCCGAGGTGCCCGCTGTGCAAGGGGCTAGGTGCAATTTCTGCCGAGCTCTACGCCCGCACGCCGAAGGACGGCGGCAAGCCGGCGAAGAAGCAGGCCAAGAAGGTCGTGGTGGTCGACGAGAACGGCCAGCCGATCGCGACGGGTGGCGAGCCGTGAAGCGCCGGCGGTCTCAGTTTCTCTGCGCCGTGACCGAGCCCGGCGAGGTCGGTCACTGGGGCACCGAGAACGATACGTGCTCTTGGAAGGATGACGACGGGTCCTTCTGGCGCATCGATGTCATCGACGGCGTGGCGTACACGCTGTGCGTCTCTTCCCCGCTGCCGGTGCCGTTCTGATGCAGCTCGGAATCTTCGATGCACCGGCGCGCCCCGCGGGCCTTCACCCCCCTGAGGCACCCGCGGGGCCGCCGGCCATCGTTCTGCGTCCGTATCAGCAGTCAGCGATCGACAACGTCCTCGCCCAGTTCGCGGCCGGCACGCGCTCGACGCTGGTGGTGATGGCGACGGGCACCGGGAAGACGACGGTCTTCTCGGGCATCGTCGAGCGTTCAGCGGGTCCGGCGCTCGTCCTCGCTCACCGGGACGAGCTCATCCGCCAGGCAGCAAGCCGCATCCACACCCAGACCGGGAAGCTCGTCAGCGTCGAGAAGGCCGAGGAGTACGCAGCACGGGGGGCCGACGTGGTCGTTGCCTCCGTCCAGTCCCTCCGCCCCGAACGCCTGTCCTCGCTCAAGCATCGCTTCGGCGAGTTCCCTCTCATCGTCGTCGACGAGGCTCACCACGCCATCGCGAAGAGCTACCGGGACATTCTCGACGCCTTCCCCGAGGCCCACGTCCTCGGCGTCACCGCGACCCCCGACAGAGCCGACGAGCAGGCGATGGGGCAGGTGTTCGACGAGATCGGGTTCGTCTACGAGATCGGGGACGCCATCGCCGACGGGTATCTCTGCCCCATCCGCGCGACGCAGGTCTTCTGCGATGACCTCGACGTCTCGGACGTCAAGACCGTCGCCGGGGACCTCAACCAAGGCGAGCTCGACGCCATCATGTCCACCGAGGCGGTCTTGCACCAAGTCGCCCGGCCGACCATGGAACTGGCCGGTGGTCGGCGCACCATCGTCTTCACGACGTCGGTCGAGAACGCGCATCGGCTGGCCGAGGTGTTCAACCGCTACAGGCCCGGGTGTGCTGGGGCTGTCGACGGGTCGATGGACTCGCTCGCCCGCAAGCGCGTGCTCAACGACCATCGAGCTGGCCGCATCCAGTTCCTCTGCAACGTCGCCGTACTCACCGAGGGGTATGACGATCCACTCGTTGCCTGCGTGGCGATGGCGCGACCGACGAAGTCGCGAGCCCTCTACGCGCAGATGGCGGGCCGCGGTACGCGCATCGCCCCA